AGTGCCACAACGTCGTGGACAGCATGATCATCGAGTGGCCGCAAATCGGCTTCTCCTACGACATCAGTTCCTACACCTACGGCTCACTGGCGTTCCGTGCGCCAGCCTGGTCGGGCATCATCACTGGTATCACGGGCTGATGACCCACACTCGCTAGCTGGCTGTTGCCACTAGCACTGAGGGTTGAGCAGGGCGGTGGGGTTTCCTTCCCCTTTCCTCCACCGCCTTGCTCCCCTCCCAGTCTTAAAAGGAGAAGCATGAGACTTGTAGGTTCAGACAGGAATCTTAAAGAAGTCACCATCAATGAGGGAACTGTGATCCCTCAGCAGAAGGATGGGACATTTCATGTTGAGGGTGCTGCAGCCAGAGCCCTCATTAAGTCCGGTGACTTTGCTGTTGCTGGCACAAACTTTCGCCATGTCCGACAGGGCTTCATTTGCACTGACTGTGGGTTCAATGCCCTCATCAAAGACAAGTGTGGCAAATGCGGTGGCACTAACTTAGAAGAGGCCTAGATGGTTGTTGCACCTTTTTTCCAGACAGAGGGAATTGTTGAGCCCTATGTCTCATTGAATGAGGTCAAGTTCAGCCCTACAGCTTCTGCCATTGACTTCTCAAACCTGATTGAGAATGCATCCCAGGTCGCTCAGGATAGAGCTCTGGTTGATGTGATTCGCAGGGCTTCCTCCAAAGCAGACATCTTCTGTTATGGGCGATTGGGAACATTGAATGCAACCAGCAACACTGAAAATGGTTGGTATAGGCCAAGCCGTGATGGGAACATCACCTTCACTCCTTCATTCACTCCCATCCTTGAAGTGACTGATGTGCAAGTTGGCTGGGGGCCTGGTAGTGGTCTCCAAGAGATCAGCATCTCCTCCAGCAACATTGCCATTGACCGAGACCAGTTCATCCTGACTGCACCCAGCACTCTGGGTCTCTACTTTGGGAACTTGGGCATTGCTGGTGGGCGGTGGGGATACCAGACCAATATGTGGTGTCAATACACCTATGTGAATGGATGGTTCAACTCATTCCTCACAGCTTCTATTACTGCTGGTGCAACTGCCCTGACTGTCACTGACACAACTGGCATCTATCCAGGAATGAAGTTCACCATCTGGGATGGCATGAGTGATGAGGTTGTCACTGTGGCCTCAGTTGCTGGCACTGTCATCAACTTGGTTTCTGGCACTCTCTACAATCATGGGATTGGTGTCAATGTCTCCACCATGCCTGCAGCAGTCAAGCAGGCTGTGATTCACCTTGTGGTTGCTCTCATCAAGGAGCGTGGTCAGGGTGGGTTGGTCATCAATGAGATTGGTGAACCCAGTGCTGTGTCATCACGCACCCAGTCTTCTGCAGAAGATGAGATGCAGGCCTATGACTTGCTGGAGCCATTCAAGGTCTTGGGTGGCAGACAGTGAGCAGAACCACAGTCAGAGCTCAGTTTGTTAATTATCTCAACAACGCTGGGATCACCTATCTGTCTGAGGTCAAGAACTTCCCTGCCAAGTTCACTCCTGAAGGTGACTTCTATCAAGGTGAAGACCCTGGTCACCAGCAGGGCTGCATTGTGTTCCCCTACATTGAGAGCCAGTCAGAGAAGCGTATTGAGCTGACTGGAGCCACTGGTGGTGGCAAAGAGATTTCCTATGATGTCTCCTTCACCTGCATCTTCAGAAGCAACAAGCGCAAGACTGAGGATGCTGGTGTGGATGCTGAGACCTTCTTGGACTCTTTCACCAATGCCATCAGAGCATCCAAGAACTGTGGTGGCAATGGCCCAATCTTCCAGTGGGGAGAGAGTGGCACAAATAATGGTGCTGACATTGAAGTTGTCTCCTACTACCCAAGACAACTGAATGGATCAGCAGCAGTGACCCAAGTTGTGTCCACTGTAAAAGTTCGTATCATTGAAATAACCAACTCCAACTCCTACATCAGCTAAGGAACCTCATGTCATTCATCTTCACTGACAGCCAAGAGCGCATCTACCCAGACTTGCTTGACGAGAATGGCAATGTTCTGGTGGCTGTGCCAAATGTCACCACTCTCAGTGCTGACCCTGGTGATGGTCGCTGGGTTGCCCAGTCAGCACCTGCACCACAAGCCACTCAGACGGCTCCAGAAGAGCCTGTGGCGCCCGCTACACCTGACCCTGCTCCAACCACTACCAACTAAGGAATCATCATGGCAAACCAAGCCTTTTTAACAGCTAACAGTTATCTTGGAATGGTCATTGAGACCACATCAGGAACGCTCCCCACGACTGGCACCTCCTACTGGTTGCCAGTCACCTCACCACAGATCACTCCACAGCAGATGTTCCTGCGAGACGAGGCTCTGCGTGGCTCGCCAACGACTGTCTATGACCAGGTTCAGGGCGTTCGTCATGATGAGTTCGAGTTCAAGACCTACGTCTTCGCTGACACTTTCCCTGTGTTGGTTCGCTCAATCTTGGGTGGCACTGACAGCAAGACTGGCGCAGGCCCATACACCCACGGCATCAAGGTGCTGAACAACCCAGCAACCGGCTCACAGCCTCCCACCTACTCCATTCTGGACTTTGATGGTGCAAACTACTTCACTGTGACTGGCGCACAGGCTGACAGCTTGGGCATCACCTTTGGTGCTGATGCTGCAGCAGAAGCAACTGTCAAGTATCTGGGCAACCCCTACACCTCCTACACTTCTGCGCCCACTGTCTTTGCAACCCAGAGCCTCAGCACTGAACACATGATTCCAGCTTGGGACACTTCAGTGACCATTGGTGGAACGCAGTCAGGACTGGCAAACACTGGTGGTGTCACCTACACCAACATCTCAACTGGTGAACTGACCATCAACCGAAAGACGCAGGCAATCTTCACGCTCGGCACTCAGGCTCCCTACAACCTGTTCGCTGGCCCTATCGAAGTGACCGGCAAGTTCACCTTTGTTGTGAACAGCACCAGTGATGTCTTCTCAACTGGTTCTGGTGCATATGGTTTGACTCGTTCACCTGAGCCCATCTTGATTACCTTGACTGACCCCAATGATGCAACCTCTGGCACTCAGCACTCTGTGACCCTGTTGCTGTCGGCTGCTCAGATTCACAGCATCAAGCGCACACGAGGCAAGGAATACACTGAGCTTGAAGTTGAGTTCACTGCCAACGCCAACAACAATGACTCAACCACTGGATACTCACCTATTCAGACGAGTATCGTTAACAACGTCAATACCACCTACTAATCCAACTAAGGGGAACTAATGCCACTGATTCAACTACCAAACAACCAGTCTGCTGTGATTGCTGGGCGTGATGAGATTACTGAGCGCACTAACCGCGCCATTGCTCAGGCCTACATGAAAGCAGCAGGCACTGCAGCCAAGCTTGCTTCACTGGGATTTGATGACAATGACCCCAAGACTTGGGGAATCTTTGCTGACATCTCAGAGCAAGACCAGGCAAACCTGAATGGATACCAAGCCCAGTTGATTGTGGGCTTGGTGAAGCAGTGGACATTGGGAGACCTGCCCACCTTAGAGAGTGCATTAGACCTGCCCAAAGCTGTGTTTGATGCGCTCTCTGAGGCGTGTGGGATTGAGTTCAATGGCTCAGTAGTGAATGTGGAGCCAGACCCAGACCCAAAAGTGCCTACCGCCGACTAGGGAAACTGAAGGCTGCTCTAGAGGGCAAGACAACTGATGTTGATCCTGAAGTTGCTGCCTACTGGAGAGAGCATAGATTCCGCAAAACTTATGGCGGTAGTCATGAGGATTTCTTAGACCAGCCCAGGCAGGTGACTGACTGGCTATTAGCTGTTGCCAGAGTGGAAGCGGAGGTGAGCAATGCCCAGTGACATCACTGTTGAGGATGGTGACTTTGAGGATGCCACTGAAATGCTGAAGGCTATGGTGGACATCTACACCAGACAGTTTGTGCAAAAGGGTGGTGAGCTGATTGCTTCTAATGCACAGAGCATCTTCATCAGTGGTCAGGAATCATTGGCAACTGATGATTGGCGGTCTGATGCTTGGCCTATTCCAACCAGCAGAAGTGGCAGATTAGCTAGGTCAATCAGGGTTGTAAAAGTTGGCAAAGAGGGCTCCTACTGGGTCTCACAGACTGGGCCAACAGTTAAGTATGGGCGCAGAGTGGAACTTGGTTATCCCAACCCAAACAACACATCACTTGGTGGTGGGCATTTCCCCTACTACCCAACCAGAGCATTTCCATTCATGCAACCTGGTCTTGAAAAGTCACAAGATCATCTCTCAAAACTCTATGCATCCATGATGCAGGGCGCACAGGAAGCTTAAACAATGCCACTTCTCCCTCCAGTAATTGCCACACTCCTTGCTGACACTAAGGAATACATGGCGAAGATGACTGAAGCCCAGCACAAGATGGACAAGTTTGGTCTCTCAGCAGACACTGCTGGTTCTAAGTTCTCCAAGTTTGCTGACAAGGCTTCCACTGCTGTCATTGGTGTTGGTGCAGCCATTGCTGGATATGGCATTGACCAAGCTCTAAAGTTCACTGAGTCTCTGGACAAGATTCAGAATCAGGCTGGTGTTTCTTCAGGGGAACTGGACTACCTGAAGACTGCCATCATGAAGGTGTCAGACCAGACTGCCATCTCCTCTGACAACATTTCATCAGCATTTCTCCAAGTTGAGAAGGCCGGCCTTCGTGGGAAGGCTGCCTATCAGGTAGTGGACAATGCAGCAAAGGCTGCAGCCATCACTGGTGGGGATGTCACTCAGATGACCCAGACCCTCATTGGCATCCAGAACCTGCAGATTGCTAAGGGGATGAGTGTTGCTGCTGTCTCTGACTTGATGGTGAAAGCAAACCAGAGCCACATTGGATCACTGGAAAGCCTGACTGGGATTCTCACTGGCAAAGTTGGTGGCGCACTGGCTGCTGAAGGCCTGAACTTGGCTGAGATGGCTGCTGTCTCTGACGTGGCATCAAAGGCTGGATACAGCACAGCCAAGTCCTACACGCAACTGGCAACTGGCCTGCACAGGATTGAGAACCCCACCAAAGCCTCATCAAAGGCTATGGCAGAACTGCACATTAATGCTCAGACACTGGCAGAAACTGCCCGTCACCCTGGCACTGGTCTGGTTGATGTTCTGAGCTACTTGGAGCAGGTCTCCAAGAAAACTGGCGTGTCAATGAACACACTTATTACTCAGACCTTTGGGCCTGGTGCAGTCGGTTTGGTTTCCACCCTCTCAACCCACATCAACACTCTTGCCAAGAATGTGAAGACTTTGGGAGGAGCATCTGGTGCTGACCTTGCCAAGAGCTTTGGCATCACACAGAATCAGTTGAACTTTAGGCTGGAGCAACTGAAAAACTCAGCCAAGAATACCCTGACTGGTCTTGGCCTGCTCCTTCTTCCAGGTGTCAGCGATATTGCCAACTGGGTCACAAACACTGTTGCTTATTTGCAGAAGCACCCACTCCTGAAAGAAATTGCTAGTAAGGCCTCCATTGCAGCCTTTGTTGCTGCTGTGGGCTTCAAGCTCTTCAGTGGGATTCAAGGTGTCATTGGCAAGGTAAAAGGGCTCTTTGGTGGTGGCAGTCCCATTTCCGGTGGTCTGTCCACTGAGCAGGCTCAGACTCAAATCACTTTGCTGACTGCCATTGCTGACAACACTGCAATCATGG